CTACAAATTGTCCAGTATATACCATACCAGACTTCATTGCAGGAAGTGAGTACTCTAAGGTTTGATTCATTTTAGGGGCAATACCTGCCTCCTCGTGAAAGAAAAAAGTACAAGGACCTCCTACACCATTTGTAGGATCTTTGTCTAATATAAGTCCTAATAATACAGATTTTAAACCTATATCTCTTTTTCTACCACCTTGATTTATTTCAATCTTTTGTTCCCAGTTAAATATCTTATCTGGAGTACAAGGTCTATACCAACCTGTATATGTATTAAGAAAGTTTCTGTATTCTTCAAGAAAACGCCATGTACCTTTCTCACCAATATAGTCTTTTAAAGATCCTGCTATCTTATTGATAGAACCTTCTTCAAACCAAAAGTAGTTTATCATTTTTGCACCATGATAATAACTAGATGCTATCTGACGTTTCTTTAATATAACAGCATGCTTAGAACTATGTCTGCCAATCTCTTCATACATTGCCATATGATACTGAGCATCTCTGACACTAGCAAATCCAAACTTAGATATCTCTTTGTTATATATAGGTAGAAAGTTTAACCACATGTAATAATCTCTAGTAAGATACCATGTGTTTTTTGCATTCTTAAATATTACACCATTTCTACATTTATCTTTTTCAGTTTCCCAATAGTTAATATAGTCCTTTGAACGCATAGGTGCATAACAATATACCTTGTTATTTTTTTCAAAGTTTTTTGCCTGCTCATTAAACTTATATGATGTTTCATCAAATGCATATTTACCTGGTTCCTTAAACAAGGACCACATAAACTTTACAAATTCTTCTTTTGTTTCAAAATCTGTGTGTGACCATACATCAGTTGTATCATCATATGTTGGTACAGATATATACATTCTTATGATTTGTTTGGAAATTCAAAATCAAAAAGTTGTATCAATAGACTTTCAAAAGAAGGGTCTCTATATATTCTGTGTGTTGGTTGAGTACCATTCCAATATGCTGAATGATCTTCTCTATGAAAAGCTGTCCAAAGTTCTTCATGATGGTTATAATGAAATAACCAGTTGTATAATTTTTGTTTTTCCATAATGTTTACATTTGATCGTATCCTAAGTTTTGCCCTCCTCTTACAGAGCTTTTTTGTTCTTCCATTAAATCTTTATAAGCTCCTCTAAATGAGAGTCTTATTTGTTCAAATTTTGCTGCTGCATTTACAATAGAGTTTATATTACCATCTCTACCAGCAGTAATTTCACTTGTTTCCATGTAAGTAGCTAGTTTATCTAACATAGTTTTGATACCCATGTACGCACGAAACGTAGGTGTTTGGTAAAGCTTTTCACAAAACTGTCTAGCAGTAATGATAGTGTCATCTTCCAAACTAAAATTAACAGTAAGCTGCGAAAGTATAAGTTCTTCTTTTTCATGTTCTGGTGTATCAAAATATGGATTTAAATCTGGGTTAGGACATGTCATATAAAACAGATATGCATATACATTATGATAGTCATCAGGATATTCATCCATGATTGTCCTTAAATCTCTTAATGTGTAGCAATGTTCTGATGGTACAACTTGTCCATTATTTATGTCAAATAATCTAATCATTCTTTTCTAAATTTATGTTATAATAAAAAGAATCTCCATCTTCACTTACCCATCTATCTGAGTAAGATTCTACAGATTCAAGATTATTATCTACTTTTATATTTTTCTTTTCTATAGGAAAATCTTGTGTTACCCAGTTACTGTCTTTCCAGTATATTCTATTATTTGGTTGACACAATAAATATCCATCATCAGAAACTAATATATGTCCACATTTATAATCACTTGGTTCATCACTATATGGATTGTTAAACCAATCTATAGTAAACATATATGTTGCCCAAACCTTTTCATTATTCTTTAAAACTACTTGGCATCTTTTTCCATTTAAGTAATCAAACTTTGTAGCTGTTACATTTTGAGAAAAACAATCCCACAGTTGTTTATAATGTGAAGGTATATCTTTAGTAGGAACCTTTAAAAATATTTCTGATATAGGAACTCTACTTCTAAGCATCCCATAATCTGTCATTATGTGAAATGTTAATATCTTGCCTTCTACAGATTGTATTGCAAAAGCATACCCATTATGATATGTATTCTTATCTTTTTCATCTTTTGTAAAATGAGAAAGTCTAACAAGACATTTAAATGATGGTATATTTGAGTTTAGCATTATTTCTTTTTTACTTTGTCTTTATTATTCTCATACCATTTAAGCAATGCAATAACTTCACTTTTAAGATATGGCAGTTCATATATTTCTATATCTCTGATTATTGGCTCACCTTGATCAGATAACTTTGTTATTGGATAACCAAACTCATCTGTTTGTTCTTCCTCTTCAAAAGTAATATGATGAATAATAAGCTTACCTGCTTTTAAATTAGGATTATGCTTCAGTATAATATACATATAAATACTTAACTGTAGATTATAATGATTTAAATTACAGTCATCTAAGTGTGCTACAGGACCTAACATTTTTTTAGAAACACCTTCCCAATTAACAAAAGAAGTTTTGTCAATCTTTTTATTAGTCTTATAATCAGTTATATGCACAGTATCATTTACAACCTCAACTAAGTCAGATTGTCCACATATACCTGCAGACTTTAGATACACCATATGCTCAGGGTATATACCATTGATTAACTTCTGTAAAGGAGCTAACTTTTTTCCTGTACCATCTAAAAGAGGTTTGATAACTGGGAGTTCTACCTCATGTCTTACAATAGTATTGCAACCTACAATGTCTTGTTCTCTTTGATCATGATACCAGTTACCTAATGTACATGCTCTTTCTGATTCTTTTTTCCAAGTAGCTTGAATCATTGCTGGTGACATACCACGCCACTTATTTGTTTTCTTTTGATTTTGAGAACATTTAAGTGCAATTGCTTCAGAATCAAATGGTTGTTTCAAAGCACCAAGTAATGTTGTTACTGACACCCATTTAGTTTTATCTTGTGGATCTACTGATATATAAGAATGTGTTTGTGCTTCAAATACTATTGCCATGATTAGTTAATTTTTAGTTGCTGATTTACAATAGCTTCTTCTTCTTCAGTAAGTTCTGCTTTCCAAAAACCTCTTGGACAATCAGAAGATAAAGATCTAGTCTTTAATTTTAAAGAACATCCACACTCTCCACAACATGGTTGTGTACCAGGTACTGCACACTTAGAACCTTTTGTGTCTATAAACTCACAAGACCTACATATTTCATTTCTAAAAAATGCAATGTCTTCTACATGTTTAGTTTTAAAGATATTATTCTTTACACCTTCTGCAATTTGATTGCGTGATTTCCAAATTTTAATTAGATTTTCCATCTTTGTATATTTGTTTTTTAAGTTTAACTTCTTCTCTTCTTTCTTGTTCTTGTTGCATTCTTTCTTGTAGTTTTGTAAGTCTTTGTATTTCAGCGCGTTTCTTTATGATTAACTCATATGTATGCACTGTTATATGCTCATCTTTTTCAATCTTGTTTACAAAGTTTTGATGCTTTGTTATCATGTCTACTAAAGATTTCTTTTTAACTACAAAAGTTCCCAATCTGGGAACTGCAATATATGGATGATCTGCACTAGATAACTTTCTTTGTAGTGTTAGATAATAATGTGATACAATATCATCTACCATATCCACTGCAAAATCTAAATCTTTTGCAGTCATTTCTACTATGCTTTTACGCTTTATTGGATTCAACTGCTAAATAATTATAGTCTAACAATATATTACCTTTAGATTGTATATCAATATCAGGATTAAGTACAATTACTTTTCTACCTGTTTTTGATTTTACAATTATCTTTCTTTTTTCAAGCTTAACAATTCTGTTTCTAATGTTCTGCGCGCGTGTAGATAACTCTTCTGGTAAAGATTCTGGATATATAACTCTAGCAGCAGATGCACAAAATCCTCCTAAGTCAATAGGTCCCCACATTACAAGTAGTGTAAGTATCTCTAAATCAGAAGGTATCAAATATTCTTTTCTAAAGAATGATACTTCTGTTATAAGTTGATATCTCACTATGTCTTGTGTAGATAATCTTAGTTTTTTATTTACTTTTTTTACTTCCATTTCTTCTCTCAATGTTGGTTATTTCACACATAATGTGCAATTTTGTACAGAATACTGTACATTTTGTGGAGGTGAGGGGAGTCGAACCCCTGTCCAAACCATGATCAATAATACAATTTATACAGCTTATAGGGTCAAGCTTGGCTTGAGCAATCCACCACTCTGTTTAATCTAACAGAGAAATCTTTTTAATCTAGGCTGCTACAGCAACTTCTTCTCCTAATAAAGAGAATACTTTGTTCATGTTAGCTTCTACTTGTGCGTTGTCTCCTAGAGATACTACACTGATTGTGTTTTTGCCATTTATTAAATTCACCTTAGTTTACAGTTATCTCTCTGGCTGATTGTACTACCTACTAATGACCTGTCAAAACCAGTCACCCCCAGTATTTATTTTCTATCTAATGATATGTTTTTGCAAAATCTTATTTCTTTATTATTCAATGTCCAAATCTCACCATCATCCATTGCACATGTAAACAACAAGTCATGCTCTTGGCTATAATCAATAACTAAAAAAGCATAACCTTCCATGTTGTCAGATACTCTTTTAATAGGTATCATTGGTTCTAATTGTAACATCATACTTTTATCTTTAGTTGCGTGGGAGGGAGTCGAACCCTCAGCTCTGGAATATGAGTCCAGCAAGTTACCATTACTCTACCACACTATAAAACAGTTGTTTATGGCACAACTGACTAAGCCTTCAGTAACTTTTGAATACCCCCAGAGTTACAACTGTGCTAACCTACGATTTAGAGGACCTCCACGCCAACATCATTATGTTTGACATTATGATCTGTAATTCCTGTCTTCGATACTTACTGGTGCACCAGCAGAGGTCTTTTTATTTTGAATACTCATAATCAAGTATCTTACCTACTAAGTCAGATCTATGATTTTCTTTAAGCTTAATCCATTGTATTTCTTTAATCTTTTTAGAGAGTTCAATAACATATGATAAGCCATTGTACTCATCTCTAATATCTTTTTGTTCATTATCACCATTGATAATAATCTTACCAGTTTTACCTAGTCTTGTTAATAAAGCAAGCATCTCAGCTTTGGTTAAGTTTTGTGCTTCTTCTACAATAAGTACATCATCTATAGTTTTACCTCTAATAAACTGTACAGGAGTAGCTGAAATTTTATCATCCTTTACAAACATATCAACCTTAGATTTATCCATACACTTGTATGCATTTTCTATTAGAGCTTCCATGTAAGGATTGAACTTTTCATCTAATGATCCTGGCAAGAACCCTAAAGATTTACCAACCTCAATTGCACTTCTTGTTACAAGTATCTTACTGATTTGTTTCTTATTTAAAAAATCTAATGCAGTAACAACACCTACTAAACTTTTTCCTGAACCAGCTCTACCTGTTATAATAGTAATCTGATTATCTAGTATTAATTGTTTGGCAAGCTTTTGTTCTTCGTTGAGAGTAACATTATATTTAATGTCATTCTTTCTTGTTCTATTTGGTTCTTGCATGTTGTTGTTTTTAGCTATATGCACCTGTACCTAAACGCCCTTGTGACTCAGAACTACTTGGGGACACCCCAGTAGCGACAGGATTTCACTTGTTTTTTATAGCATGGATTATTACCAGATGATTGCTACATCACCTTCATTTATCATCATTCTTAAAGCTCCTTCAACTTCAAGAATTTCTGATGATTGTAAACTATATGTAGGAACATATACTTTTTTACCTGGTACTAAATTAGGTTTAGTAACATCTGTTCCTATTGCATACACTTCTAATGCAGTCCAATCTTTCATAGCTTCAGCATCTAGAGCAGCTTTAGTCTCATCAGATAATTCAATAGAACTTTCTTTTCTTACAGGTTTAGTAAGTAATACTCTTC